CCGCCACGGTGCGCGGTCCGAGGATGCCGTCGACCGCACCGGTGTTGAATCCGTGCCAGTTCAGGCACGCCTGGGCCAGGGCGCACCAGGTGCGCGGTCCCACGACCCCGTCGGAGGGGATCCGGCGCCCGGACTGGAACGCCCGCACCGCCCGGTCGGTGGCTGGGCCAAAGTCCCCATCAATGGGGACCGGGTGTCCGCCGCGATGCAGGGCGCCCTGGAGGGTGCGCACCGACGGCACCTTGGAGCCGCGGCGCAGCACCGGCATCGGGGCAATCCCGCCGCCGGCCACCGGCCCGGGCGGTGCGCCGCCACCGAGTCGCAGGTGGATGGTGGAGTTTTCGGCCGCCGCGGTGTGCAGGATCGACCAGTGCACGTGCCCGGTGTGCGGGTTGCTGCCGGTGTACCGGCGGGGCTTGAACCCGTAGGCGCGCGACCAGATGGTCCGGTTGTAGATGACATAGTTGGTGGACGGGTGGGCGATGAGGGCGGCCACGAGCGCTGGCGCGTCGATGCCGTCGGCGTCGAAGTCCTGGGCGTGGACGATGCCGTTGCCGTCTTCGTTGTGGTCGCTCTTCGTGGCCTGGTGGGCCTTGTCGCCGATCCAGCCGTCACTGGCCCGGTCCCGGTTCGGCCACCTGGCGTCGATGTCGCCGAGCCCGACGGCGAGGACCGGGGCACGGCGGGCCATCAGGCCACGTCCTGGGCGGTGGCGGAGTTGACGGCGGCCACGGTCTCGTCGTCGTCGCCGAGTTCCTCGCCGACGAGGCTCTCCGGGTCGTCGTCGCAGGGGTTCGCGGCGATGTTCGGGTCGTCCGGCGACAGGGCGGCGGCCTGTTCCGGGGTGAGTTCGTTGTCCATGCCGCCACGATACCGCCCGTGAATCATGGCTATGATACGGTCCGCGTAACGTTTTCCTTGATCAGAAGGGCGCACCATGGCAACGATCCCAGCCGAGCGGTACACCAGGGTCTCCGCGGGGGAGGCGAAGCGGCTGCGGGACATGTACGAGACCGGCGGCGACGGGGGGCGCGGGCTCAGCCTCAACGACATCCGGGACGTCACCGGCCGGTCCACCGGGGCCATCTCCCGCGCCGTGTCGGCGGCCGGCGGCCAGTTGCGGCGGCCGGGTCGCCGCGAGGGGTCGAAGAACCGGGCGAAGGGCTGAGCCGCCCCGGGGCGCCCGGCGTGGTGGATGCCGCCGCGCCGGGCGTTGTGTTTCCCGGATCCGGTGGATACCATTGCGGCGTGATGGGAAATGACCACGAACCTGGTCCGAGTCCTGCTGTCGTCGCGGCGATCGTCGTACTGGTAGTGTTGGCCGGCGCGTTCATTTGCGCCGGGATCCTGGCGAGTTGAGCGGATAGACTGTCCGACGTGGATGCGCAGGATGGTGTCACCGCGGCCGGGTATCCAGGCGACAACTCTGGCCCGCAGCGAAGCGTGATCGATTACTGGGTGCGCGGCCCGGGTGCCGCCCTGATCGGGTGGGGTACCGATGGGGCGCATGCCAGGTGCGTGCGTCTGGTCGGGGCGAAGGTCGGCCCGCAGTACAACGTGCCGGGGATGTGCAACAACCTGGAGAAGGCGGCTACCGGGCACTGGACGGCCGAGAAGGCTGTTCCATCGTAGACCCGGAGCCGGGAAACGATCCGCTGTATGGTATCCTTGTGCCACGCATATGACACGAGGATGGGGACGATGGGCTTCACGCCAACCACGCAGCAGCAGGACATCATCGACGCCGCGCTGCGCCGAGAATCCTTCGTCGTCCAGGCCGGGGCCGGCACCGGAAAGTCCACCACCATGCGCCTGGTCGCCGAGGCAATCCACCGGGCATCGGCCGGATCAGCGCGTGGCCTGTACCTGGTCTACAACAAGGCCGCCAGGGAATCCATGTCCGGCAAGCTGCCGCTCGGCTGGGACGCGCTCACCGGCCACTCCTTGGCCTACCGCGCCGTCGGGCACCTCTACAGTGGCCGGATCAACGGGCCAGCCGGCGTGCAGCCCTGGCAGATCGCCAAGTTCCTCCGGGTGGACCCGTTCCGCAGTTCCTGCGGCACACTCAAGGTTCCCGCGGCCCTCGTCGCCGGGGCTGCCAAGCTGGCCGTGAAACGGTACTGCTACAGCAGCGACCAGCTTCCCGGGGTTCAGCACGTCGCCGTGCCGGTCGGCGTGGACCGCGACAGCGCGGCAGCGACCGAGTACCGGGAGGCGGTCCTGGTCCCGGCTCGCAGGATCTGGTTGGACGCTCTGGACCCGGATGCTCGGGCCCTGAAATACGAGCACGACTACTACCTGAAGCAGTACCAGCTCCTGGTGGCCGACGGTGTGGTCAAGCACCTGCCGTACCACGTCGTCATCATGGACGAGGGCCAGGACGCCAACGGGGCGGTCGAATCCATCTTCGTGCACCAGGGCAACGCGCAGCGGATCGCGGTCGGAGACTCCGCGCAGGCCATCTACGAGTGGCGCGGGGCGCGCGACAGCCTCGGCCGCCTGGAGCGGGTCTACGGAGCGCCGGTGCGCTGGCTCACCCGCAGCTTCCGTTTCGGCCCGGCGATCGCCGAAGCCGGAAACCAGTGGCTGAAGGTGCTCGGCACCAGTCTGCGCATCGAGGGCGACCCGAACCGGATCAGCACCGTCGGCGCCTTCGACTCGACCGCCCGGCACGCCGTGCTCTGCCGAACCAACGCTGGGGTGATTGAAGAGGTCCTCGACGCCATGGAACAGGGCTACCCAGTCGCGGTGGCAGGCGGCGTCAACGACATCCTGGCCCTGGTCGAGGCGTGCGGGAAGCTGAAGCAGGGCAGGCAGCCGACCCACCCCGACCTGATGATCTTCGACTCGTGGGGTCGGCTCCTGGAGTACGTATCCGGCGAGGACTGTGACGACGGGGCCCTGCGCACCGTCGTGAAGCTCGTCGAAGCCCACGGTGCCGACCGGCTGGCCCGCACCCTGCGTCGCTGCGTACCTGAACCGCAGGCCCAGGTGGTCGTCTCCACCAGCCACGCCGCCAAGGGCCTGGAATGGGAGTCGGTGCGCATCGGGGACGACTTCCCGGAACCGAAGCCGACCCCGAAGCGCCCGGAACCTGAGATTCGGGCCGAGGACGCGCGCCTGGCGTACGTCGCGGTGACGAGAGCCCGCGCGCAGTTGGACCGCGGCGGGCTCTCGTGGGTGGACGGCTGGGTGTGACCTACCCCTGCTGGTTGGGAACGTTCGGGTCGTAGTCGTCCGGATCTTGGCTGTACGGGAACCCGTCACCATCGGCGTCCGGCTCCGGCTCCTGCGGCCACCCGTAGCCGGCAGCCATTGCCTCGTGCACCTCGATCAGTCGGTCACCCTCCGGCGGCGCGAACCGGGTACCGCTGAACGTCGTCGTCGGATCGGCGTCGTTCACCCACGCCATTCCGTCGTCAGGCGTGGTCCACGCCCCGGATCCCGGCTGGAATCCGTCCCACATGTACGGACCGCCCTGGACAACCTTGTTACTGTCGTCCGGGCTGATCACGACATACGAATCTGTCACACCATCCCCCTACGAATAGACCCAAGTGATGCGGATGCCGCCCGGGCCGCCGTCGCCACCTTTGCCGCTGCTGCCGACGCTATCGACGGCCGCGCCGCCACCGGCGCCACCCACTCCGAGCCCGATCCCATCGCCGCCGGCCTGGGCGTTGCCGGTTGTCGACGATGCACCACCGCCAGCCCCGATGCCTGGCCCGAAGCCGGTCGGGTTCACTGACCCATTGCCAGGCGGCGTTCCGCCCGTCGTTCCGGCTGCCCCACCGACCGTGCCAACGGCTGTGTACACGGTCGGGACACCGCCACCACCGCCGCCGCTCGCAGTGTCCCCGGTCGTAATCCCGCCGCCACTGGCCGAAGATGCTGAGTACCCATTGCCGAGGCCGAACGACCCGGCCCCACCAGTCGAACTTGCCGACGGGCCACCCTGGCCGCCCGGGGCTCCGCCGGACCCCCCGGCACCGGCACTACTGGTTCCCCCGCCACCGGTTGACCCCCGGGTAACGCGCCAGACGTTCGACCCGCTTGCCAGCGAGGTTTCCCCGCCAAGGGATCCGTTGTTGCCATTGCTGCTGTTGACTGCCTGCGCCACTCCGCCGAGGCCGCCAGCGCCAATCGCAACATCGTAGGTGGACCCGAGCACGGAAGCCGGGATCCATAGACCCTGGACGAATCCGCCATTGCCGCCCGGCCCGCCGCCACATCGGACCTGACCGTTTGGGCCTTTCTTCCCGGACCCCCCGCCGGCCCCGGCGCCGATCACGTCGAGGAACATCCCGGAAATGCCGAATGGAACGGAGTTCCCGGTCGATGAGACAGTATGGATGACGCTTTGGCGCTTTGGCGTTGCGGAGCCGAATTCGATGCCGGTCACCAGAACTTCTCCGTCTGTACGTACTCGACGTCGACGGTTCCGGACGCGACGCGGCCGAACAGACCGGCGTTGAGCGCGGCGACGTCGACGGTCATGCTCTCGCCCGGGCGCAACGCGGCCGACGTCGAGGTGTCCACGTCGGACCCGCCGATCGACACGCTGACCGTGGTACTGCGGTTGATGACCAGGATGCTGCTGCGGGTCATGAAGCCGGACGCGGCCCCGGACGTGTGCACGTCGAGCCGGGTGGCTGTGGTGCCGACCGACACCTTGCCGGATTTGATGGCCATATGGCTACACCTCCGGTGACCATGGTAGCGGTCACCGGAGGTGCGTCAGGTGGTCCAGGCGAGGATCAGGCGACAGCCGCGGCCTCGCGCCACACGATCCACGTCCCGTCGACCACGGAGACGGCGCGGACGACGTCGACCGCGCTGGCGGTGGCGGTGATGGTCAGGGACCCGCCGGCGAACTTCGTTCCGGCCGGCCAGGTGACCGTGCGGCTTCCCGTGGCGTCCTGCCGGAACACGATCACGAGTTCCTTGCCGGCGGTCGCGGCCGGCAGGGTCAGGGTCAGGTTGGCGGTGAGGGTGATGTCGTTGTACTTGGAGACGTTCGGCTCGGGGATCGTCTGCGTGGCCCCGCCGGCGGCGACGGTGTTGGCCGCGCCAACAACCCGGTCGTAGCGGGTGTCCATCGCCGCGACGGTGTTGCCGACGTGCAGGGTGACCCACGCTCCGTCACCGTTGGTGATGAACGTCTTCGCGCCCTCGGCGAGAGCCACCGACGCCGACGTGCCGCCGTCGATGGTGTTCGTTCCGGTGCGCGCCACGGTGACGGCGGTGGTGCCGGAGGCCAGGCGCACGGTGACCTGCCCGACCCGATCGGCCTCGGGCAGGGTGATGGTGACCGCGCCACCGGTGGTGTTGACGGGGACGAGCTCGCCGAAGCCGGCCGCGTACGCCGCGGTCTTCGTGGATCGGATGATCGGGGTGGCGTCGACGCCTGCCGGCCCGTAGTTGACCATGGGCATGGTGTGTGTTCCCTTCGAAGGGCCGGCCCGTCCAGGGCCGGCGGTACCGTGGTCATGGTATCGCCGGCCCGGAGCGAATCAGCGCCGCTCGGGCAGTCCGAGGAACTTCAGCGCCGCCTCGCGGAACAGCTCACGCGGCACGGACACCAGTTGCTCGTCCGGGCCGATGCTGCCGAGCCCCTCCGCGACGTCTCCGGCGATGGTGCCGATGATGAGCACCCTGTCACCTTCGAAGCCGATCGTCGGACAGAAGCCACCGGTGCAACGTTCAGCCGCCAGAGCCTGGATCATGCGTTCCTCCATCGTGGTCGTCGATGCGGTAATACACCTCGTACGGCCTTCCGCCGCCGGGTACCCGTACCCGGATCCCCGCGTACTTCCCGGTCCGCAGCAGCATCAGCAGCAGGTGGTCCATCTGCTGCTTGGAGATGTTGTTGCGGAACAGCTTCCGGCCGATGTCGCCGCGCTTGACGCCGGTGACCGCGGTCCCGTCCGGCCCGATGAACGCGGACTCCGAGGTTTCCACGAACTCGGCCAGCTTGCCGAGGGCGGTGTCGTCCACGGTCCCGTCGAAAACGAGTGTGGTCGACTGGGCCGCGTAGTCGATCACCGCGAGCGCCGCCCGAAGGTGCGGCACGTCGATGGTGGTTTTCCCGTCGAGCAGGGCGTAGATCAGGGCCAGCCGCTGCGCGTTGGCGTGCCAACGACCCATCATGTCCCGGGTCGCCCCGGGTGCCATCGCGTCGATCTGCTCGAACCGATCGACATAGATCTTGTTCCACAGCGTCTGCGCCTCGGGCGTCTTACCAACCGCGACGCCGGCATCAGCCCGGTCGGCGGTCGACCGGTACAGATGCTCCCTGGCGTCCAGGTAGGCGTTCCGCAGTCGCAGCAACACCTCGGCCGGGACGTCGGAGCCGTCCGGCAGATACTTCGACCGCTTCGAGTGGATGATCAGGAACCGGTTGCCGAAGCCGTTGGCCGCGTCCGTCCTGGTCATCTTCCGGATCAGCTCGGTCGGGGTGATGTGTGCGGTGACCACGATGTGCGGCGTGGTGGCCCGCAGCGGGTTGCTGGACGTGATCGTCTGGAGGGTCTCCCAGTCGTAGGCCTGGCGCAGCACCGCGGACAGGCTGTTGCCCTCCCGGCCGCCACGCTCCATCATGGACGCCATCTCCGACTCATCGATCCACCGCCGCTTATCGGTGACCCCGGGGTCGGCGTCGCCGGAGCCGGGCTGCGTGTTCGGGTCGTCGAGGTTGCCGTCGCGGACCATCCTGATCAGGCCCTCGCCGGACGACAGTCCCCGCGCCCGGTTCACCGCCGCGAACCCGGGATCGGCGGCCCGCCAGAAACCCCCGACCACGCTGACCGCGGTACCTTTCGCCCCGGCCGATGTCTCCCCGCACAGCATCGGCCAAACCTTCGGGGTCTGCCGCGTGTTCCCGGCCGCGATGTGGAAGCGGTCACCCAGGTGGCAGCCCGCCGAGGCCAGGAACGTGGCCAGCAGGGATGCCTCGCCGGCCTCCGTGTACGGCAACACCGAGCGGACGAACTCGCCGGCCAGGCCATGCAGGGCCGCCGGGTCCAGTTTCGGCTCCGTCTCCGCCTTCGACGGTGCCTCGATCCTGGTGATCGTCGGAGGTGCCGGGGGCTGTGGCGTGGTCGCCGGTACCGGCGCCGGCTGGCCGGCGACCATCACCTGCTGCGGTGCGGCGAACCCGACCCCTCCGGCCGGAACCGTCGGCGTCGGCGCGGTGAACGTCTCCACGCTGCGCCCGTAGCCACCATTGCGCAGCGCCAGCGCGCAGTCCTTCGTCGCCCCGCCGTAGCCGTTGAGCAGACCCCAGACGTGCGCCTTGTTCATCGGGGTGCCGACCGGCAACCCGGCGGCGTCCGACAGGCAGTACATCCGATCCCGGTCACCGGCGCGCCCCGTGGTCGCCGAATGCCCGTCGCGGCGATCCTTGCCGGGGCGGGTCCAGTACCGGGTTCCATCCACACCGGAGTGGTGCAGCACCCACCCGAACGGTTCCAGGATCGTGGCCCAGTCGGTCCGCAGCTCGAAGTCATCGAACGGGGTTTCGCCGGTGACCGGAGCGCCAGCCGGGCGCGGCTGCCCGGGTGCTCCGATGCCGGCCGGGGCCCAGCGGCCACCGGTGGCTGGAGCCGGGGCGGAGACCGCCGCCACTGGGGCGGTCCGCGTCACCTGGCGTTCGGCGACGACAGCATCGTGCAGGTCGCCGATCAGGGTGCCGAAGTCGAGCAGGTCAACGGTCGAACCGCCGTCATGGAGCACCCGGCACGGGCGCTCCAGCCCGTCCTTGCGGTTGACGGTTCCCGGCATCCGCAGCACTCGGGCCAGGTCACCGACCCCGGATCCGTAGTGGAATCCGAGGCGCGCCGCCGCCGCGGTGAGGACCTCCTGAAGGTTCTGGGAGACGATCGGTGCCATGGTGGCCGCGAGCGGGTCGTCGGTCAGGTCCACCTCCGGGTCGAACAGCCACCACGGGTACAGGCCGCCGCCGCTGTGTACCAGCAGGGTCGGCTCGGGCAGCTTCGCCTCGGCGATGATGGCCATGGCGTCGCCCTGGTCCCCCGGCAGGGGCAGGACCCGGGCGTGGTGCTGCCGGTTGCCGGCGGCGGTGACGTGCGTACACGCCTGCCCACCGTCACAGGGGATGTGCTTGTGGCCGGGGCCGGCAAGGTCGATGTCGGCCCACAGGCCGGGCAGGGACACGGAGTCGCTGGCGTGACCGCGCTCCCCGGGGCCGAGGCGGCGGCCGATGGTGGTGGCCCGCAGGTAGACGCCCTCCCGGCCAGCTTCGTCGGCGGCCCGGATGTAGGGTAGCGCCGCTTCGATCCCGCCGGGCCCGTCTCCGATGTGGAAGGTCCCACCGGTCCAGTCGCCGGAGGCGCACAGGTGCAACAGTCCCCGCGAGTTCCCGTGCAGCCGCCTGATCCACGCCTCGCTCTGTGCCAGGTCTGCCCGCATTGACTGTCCCCCGGGTGGTAGCATTGTCGGAACTCCTTGTTTTGTCGTTCTTCGGAACGATGAGCCCCGGGTCTTGGCGGACCCGGGGCTCACCTCATTCTAGGGGCTGACCATCAGAACGGCGGCTGGTCGCTGCCGGCAACTGCGGCCGGCGCCAGCCCGGCCTGCGCCATCAGGTCCAGGGTGGACTGCGGCGCGACGGCCGGCGGCGCACTCACCGGGGCCTGGGCACCGCCCCATCCGGCCGGGGCCTGCGGTGCCGCCTGCTGCTGCGGTGCACCCCAACTGCCACCGGCCGCCGGTGCACCCCAACCACCGGGCTGGGCCGGAGCCGCCGGCGCCTGCTGCTGCGGTGCGCCCCATCCGCCCTGCTGCTGCGGTGCGCCCCATCCGCCCTGCTGCTGCGACTGGAACTGCTGCGTCGGTGCGGCCGGAGCCTGCTGCCCACCCCATCCGGCCGGGGCCTGCGGGGCGGCCTGCTGCTGGTACTGCGGCTGCGGCACGAATCCCTGCGGCTGCTGCTGGTACTGGGGCTGCTGCGGGGGCATGGGTGCACCGTACCCCGGCTGCTGGTACCCGGGGGTGGGCTGGGCGTACTGCTGCTGGTACTGCTGGGCCGGCATCGCCCCGGCGGGCCAGCCCTGGTGGCCGCCGCCCTGCTGCTGCATCTGCTGGGCCCGGAAGACCGACGGGTCGACCCTGGAGCTCTTGACGAAACCGTCCGGGCCGAGGGTTGCCGCCCACGCCTCCGCCGCTGCGACCGCGTTGGCGTCGCCGGAGAGGACCTGGAACCGGCGGGTGGTCATGTTCCCGGGGGTCTCGTCGAAGACGGTGCCGAGGATCGGGACGACGCCCTCGGTGTGCCGCTTGAACAGGCCGACCATGCGACCGGAGCGCCACAGCTGGGAGCGGTGGACGACGGCCGGGTTGTTGGGCTGCTGCGCGGTGCCGAGGTCGACGATGTCGATGAGGACGCCGTCGTTCTTCTGTCCCTCGCGGCTGTGCTTCGTCGGTCCGGCGTCCTCGATGTACTGGACGGGGAAGACGATGATGAGGTGGCCGAGGACGTCGGCCGGGTTGACGTAGTCCTTGTCGCCGCTGGACGCCTGGACGGCGCCGAAGTTCATGGTCATGCTTCCGTGCTCCTGTTCGTGTTCGTTTCCGTGTTCGTTCGTTCCGACCTTCGACCAGTCGATCGGCACGCCGTTACCCCTCGTCGCGCTCCGGGTCGATTCCGATCGCCGGGCACTCCGGTCGCGGCTCGTTCCTCGTGGACGGCTCGGATGTCCTGGTCTCGATCTCTCCGTTGATCCGGTAGGTCTTTCCGCCGTCGCCGCTGAATGCCCTGGAGTCGCGAACGTTCTGCCACGTCGGGAAGCAGCTCTTCTCGCTGACGTCGTCCCATTCGTCCGGGTCGTCGGTCAGTGGCGACAGGGCCTGATAGTCCAGCAGCTTGGCCAGTTGCCTCCCGGCGATCGATGCCGACCCTCCAGAGTGCCCGTCGTATGACGCGAACGCGGCCACCGCGGCAATGATCGACTGCGCGTAGGCCGGGTCTTCGGCGTACTGCCCGCACAGCTCCAGTTCACGCCTGGCGTGCTCGACGAGACTTCCCATCCCGACTTCCTACCTTCCCGGGCAACCATCGGCGGTCGCCACATCATCAGGGCCTTCAGGTCGGCGATAGAACGGGCACAGGCCGCAGTTCTTGCCGCCGTCCGCCGGCACCTTGCTCCAGAAATCCTCGCCACCGGCCGCGTTGCGTAGGGCCAGGACGTTGCCGCCGACCCGGTACAGCCGGGCGATGGCCTCACGCGCCACGGTCTCGTCGAACGTCCATCGGTAGTACCGGGCCGAGCGCTTCAGGTACCCGGCACGGGGCACGAAGAACAGGGAGACCGTCTTGACCTGGTACCCGGCGAGCAGGTATCCGAGTCCGTAGGTCTGGATCTGCACGTAGTAGCCCCACGGCGGGCCGACCTCGTCTAACTCCCGCTCCTTGCTCTTGCCCATCGACTTGAGGTCGATGACTTCGGCCTCTTCGACGTCGTAGGCGTCGGCGGTGCCCTGAACGATCGGGTCCGGGTACACCTTCCGTTCGGTCAGGAATCGCGGCCGAACGGTGCGGTTGTACAGCTCCAGGGCTTCCTGGAACTGGGCATGGATGGCGGTCCCGACGTAGGCGGGCCACGGGTCGTTGGTCCGGTTGATCTCCCCGATGCCGGCCATCTTGTAGCCGAGCAGCCGTTCGCAGCTGGTCCCGATCTCGCTGGGGCCGATTTCGACCTGCCGGCTGCGGGCGCGACTGGCATCGTGCGTCAGGAACGCGTTGACCAGCTCCGTCCGCATCGGGTGGTCGGATCCGGTGTTCGGTGCGGCGAGGAACTTCACGCCCGGCTCGCAGTTGATGTGGTACCAGCCGGTGAGATGCCGGCTGAGGATCCGGCCGCATTTGCGGCACATCCGGCCGCATTTGCGGCACATCCGGTCGGATGGTTCGTATACCGCCCTTGGCCCGTGTGGCCATGTTGGACGTATCGCGTCAAGGCGGTCCCCCATCCCCCGTGTCACCTCCATTTGACTGGCGTGACATGACACTATCATACCGATCGGTGGTGGCGCCCCGGAAACGTCTCGGCCCGGGCCGAATTCTCCCCGGGGCACACCGGATCCCTCTTCCGTACCGGCTGCCACCACGGCCGGCGGATCCGGTGTGCCGACACCATACACCCGCACCAACGGTACGATCACCGGGTGACAGGACTGTCCCTAAAGGAACGTTTCGCTCTACTGCCGGCGGCAGAGCGCGAACGACTCCTCGCCAGCTTCGACCTGCGGACATTGCAGGAGATGGCCCACGGGGAGTGGTGGTGGACATCCCGGCCCGACCAGGTACCGCCTCCCGGCGACTGGCTCATCTACCTGGTACTTTCCGGGCGCGGCTGGGGAAAAGCCGTAGTGGTTCAGAGTGGATCGTTCAGAGGACTCTGGATCACCCGAAAGACACCTCTGGAGCACCGACCGAGCGGCTCATCATCGCCGAGAAGCTGGCCGACGTCAAAGACGTCTGCATCGGCGGCCCCTCCGGCATCCTCCGCGTCCTGGAGCGGCGCGGCGTCCGGTACCGGTACACGAAAAGTCCGCAGCCGCAGATCCGCTTCCTGGACACCGGATGCGTCATCCACGGCGCCGGGGCCGACGATGCCGACGTCGGACGCGGATACAACGCCAGCGACGTCTGGCTGGACGAGTTCGCCAAATGGCCGATGCCAGCCGCCGCCTGGACCGAGGGCATCATGCCGTCCCTGCGCGCCGACATCCCCGGCGACCACCCCCGGGCATACATCACCACAACCCCGAAGCCAATCAAGATCCTGCGGGAGTGGAGTACCCGCAAGGACGGCACCGTCCTCGTCGTCCGAGGCTCCACATTCGACAACAAGGCCAACCTGTCCAGGCTGATCCTCGGCGCCCTGGAAACCGCCTACGCCGGCACCAGCATCGGCGAGCAGGAGCTGCACGGCGTGCTGCTCGACGACGCGATCGGCAAGACGTTCTCGCAGGCCGACATCAACACCGCCCGCTGCCGCGGCGACGCACCACCGCTGGAATACATCGTCGTCGGGGTGGACCCCGGGCTTACCGGCGAGGACGACGAGACCGGCATCGTGGTGGTTGGGGCCGACAAGAGCCGGGACTGGTTCGTCCTGGCCGACCGGACCATCATGGGTGTCGGCCGGGAGGCGGCACTGCACGCCTGGCGGGTGTTCGCCGAGTTCGGGGCGAAGAAGCTGGTCGTGGAAACCAACCTGGGTCGCAAATGGATGACCGAGTCATTCACCGACGCATATGACGAACTGGCCGCCGACGGGCTGCTGCCGCGCGGCAACGCACCCATCGAGACAGTCGACGCGAAGGCTGGGAAGAAGACCCGCGCCGAGCCGATCGGCATGAGGTGCGAGCAGCACCGGCTCCACATGGTCGGGGTGCTGCGCAAACTGGAAGAGCAGATGATCGAATTCGACCCGGACGGGAAGAAGGACTCCCCCGACCGGGTTGATGCCCTGGTCCACGCCTGTCGCTTCCTCATGAAGCGGGAACGCAGACGCGTGTCCATCGCCACACCCACCTCCATCATGGAGAAACGGCGCCAGCTCGCCGAGGGCGCCCCGCTGCTCGACCGGTTCGACGACCTCCAGGCCGGGTGGTGACACTACGATGGTCACCATGATGCATCCGCTGGTCGTCGCCGTGCTCCTCGGCTTCGCCGTGGCCAGAGCGACCGGGATCGTCGTCGACGACACCGTGACCCTGCCGCTGCGCCGTGCCGTGCTGCGCCGGTTCGGTCCGAAGTCGAGCATCTCCGTCCTCGTCCACTGCCACTGGTGTGTCGGGTGGTGGGTGTCCGTTCTCGCCGTCACGGCCGCGGTGCTCGCCGGCCAGCTGCCGGTACACCCGGTGTTTCAACTCGCCGCGGCTCCAGCGGTCGCACAGCTCGCCGCGCTGATCCGCGCGCACTCTGGAAGCAGGTAGCCGGTGGGGATCCGCAGGAGCAAGACTCCGGCGCCGGACGTGTCGCCGCGCCGGTCGATGGTCGCCTCGGCTGTCGATGTCCCGCTGGAAGGTCGCAGCTGGGACGAGCCGCAGCGGCAGAAGGACTGGCAGCGGGAGCTGTACCGGCTCCTGGACATCGTCGGTGAGTTCGAGTACGCCGCCGGCTGGGCCGGGTCGTGTGTCTCCCGGGCGAGGCTGTATATGGCCGAGGTCGGTGACGATGGCGACATCGCCGACGAGACCGACAACGAGAAGGCGCGCGCCATCGCGGCGAAGGTGCTCGGCGGGCCGCACAAGCGCCGCGAGGAACTGAAGCTGCTGGGCTTCAACCTGTTCGCTGTCGGGGCCGCCTACATCGCCGCACTGTCCGGCGATGATGGTGGACGCGACGAGTGGGCGGTGATCAGCGTCGCCGACCTGCGGCGCCGGGTCGGCGGGCAGTACGAGGTGGACCTGGGGCGGGGCAAGCGGACCCTGAAGCCGGGTAGGGACATCCTCCAGTACTGCTGGACGCCGCACCCGCGGAAGCGTTCAGATGCGAACTGTCCGGCCCGGTCGTCGCGGATCGTGCTGCGCGAGCTGGA